CAGGTAGACTTATACCCTATTCCTAATGCAGTCTATACCATACGTGTAAACTGCGTACAACGTAATCCAGATTTAACTGAGGATACTTCTCAGCTTATTATCCCTCACATGCCTGTACTACACATGGCGTTGGCTTTAGCAGCCAGAGAAAGAGGAGAAACTGGGGGTAGGTCAGCAGGAGAACTATTAAGTTTTGCTCAGAATTACTTGTCCGATGCAATAGCTTTGGACGCTTATAAACACCCAGAAGAAATGGTTTATAGGGCAGTCTAATATGGCTCAAGACAGACAAAATATAACGATTGCTGCTCCAGCCTTTAGGGGTCTTAATACTCAAGACTCTCCTATTACGCTGGATGCTTCCTATGCGTCAATTGCTGATAACTGTATTATTGACCAGTTTGGACGTATAGGCTCTCGTAAAGGATTTACGGCTGTAACTACAAGCACAACACCTATAGACGGTAGTAACGGGCTTGAGGTTATCAAAGAGTACATTAATCCCACTGGTAACAATGTTATTATCTCAGCGGGTAACAATAAGATATTCACAGGCACTACCAGTCTTACTGACGCTACCCCCGCAGCCTACACAATTACAGCTAACAACTGGAAGATGGTAAACTTTAATGACCATCTTTATATGTTTCAAAGAGGGTACGAGCCTTTGATGTACTCTGCTCATGCAGGTGTTGTAGAAAAGATGTCTGCTCATGCCCATGCTACAGGTACTCCACCACAGGCTCATGAAGTGTTAGCAGCCTTTGGTAGACTTTGGGTTGCAGACTTTTCCGCTGACAAGTCCACTATTTATTGGTCTGACTTGCTTGACGGCTCTGCATGGTCTGGAGGCTCTTCAGGTTCCATTGATATTAGCAAGGTATGGCCCAACGGTTTAGATGAGATTGTAGCTTTAGCGGCACACAATAACTTTTTAATCATCTTTGGTAAAAACTCCATTGTTGTCTATCAAGGGGCCACAGACCCTACTACAATGTCCTTAACGGACACTATAGCCAATGTTGGTTGTATTGACAGAGATACTGTGCAACCCACTGGAACTGATTTAGTGTTTATGTCCAATGAAGGCTTACGGAGCTTTGGTAGGACTATACAAGAAAAGTCAATGCCCGTTAGGGACATCAGTAAGAATGTTCGGAATGATTTACTGTACATTAACGCACAGCAGGTCAACAGCCCCCTACGGTCTATCTATAGCCCTGAGGAAGCTTTTTACTTACTGTCTTTCTCCGACTCAAAGTACGTTTATTGCTTTGATATGAGGACTCCTTTGGAGGATGGTTCCCATAGGGTTACTACATGGTCAGACACAACTCTGAGGGGCTTAGAGAGGCTACAGGACGGTACTCTGTACGTAGGTAACACTAACGGTATTGCTACTTACAGTAACTATCAGGATTACGGACAGCCTTATGATATGTCTTACTTTAGCAACCCGCTGTCCTTTGGGGACACATCAAGGCTAAAGATCTTAAAAGAAATTATTATAACATTTATGGGAGGTCAGGGAGCACAGGCAGTTATTAACTGGGGATATGACTATACTCAGTCGTACACTAAGCAGATTGTAACTATTGATTCCGGTAGCCAAACAGCTTACTACAACGAAAGTGAATATAATGTGTCTTCTTCAGAATACAGCCCATCCATTATTGTGGACAGACCAAAGACTAAAACAACAGGTTCAGGGACGGTAGTAACCATAGGTATGGATGCTACTATAAATCAAAACGCTTTATCTTTGCAGGAAGTTAATATTCAAGCTTTAATAGGTAGGATGATCTAATGAGCAATTATACAAAGACTACAAACTTTACAGCCAAAGATACTCTTCCTACGGGCAACCCTGCGAAGATTATCAAAGGGGCTGA